TTAAATAAAATTAAATCGCTATGAGCAAAGAAATGAATTTTAAAAATATACACGATCTTAATTATTTTAGCTGTCAAGATAATGAAATCTATTTAGGCGGCAAAGATGAAGATGGCGAAGATGTAACCCTTGTGTTCTCTGCATTTGAGTTTTTGTCTTGGATTGACAACGAAGCAATTAAGCATATTAAAAAACAAACCATTAAACACATTAGAGGATTATGAAAACACTACAATTCGTTAAAACAAGTAAAAGTTACAATTCAAATCACGGTGGTCAAATCTTCTATGTGTTCTTTAAAGGAATGGATAAAAGTTTTAGAACAGTCTTATTTGACAATATGCGTAACTTTAAAAATTGGACTGAGGTTATAAATAATGCTCAACGTGGTGATTATATTACTAATCTAAGGATGAAGTTATATAAAGGCAAAGAAATAGTTGACGCTGATAGTATGCCTAAGCTAATTTCTCAGCGTGAAATGTATGAAAAAGAATGTGAAAGGTTTGAGGATCATTATGGAATCCCGCCTAACTAATTCTATTTCAACGTATCAATTAACTTCTTAAACGATTTTCTTATACCTTTTAGATCATAAACCTTTTTATGGTTTTTGTCATAAGTATAATAAGCACCGAGTTGAAGTTTTTCTCTATATAAATTCTTTTCTTTGCTCATAATTCCATTAGTAAATTTATGGGTAATTTTCCGTTATTCAAAACGACACCGCACCCAATAGCGGGTTTCTTTCCGTATTTAGCATACGCCATAGCATAGCTTTCGTGGTCAATCCCAGAACCTACTTGCATTCCAAATACTCTGAATTTTCTACCGACAAAATGTTGACATCCTGCTAATGTGTGTAAATGTCCTTGCACAGTATTCATTAGATCAGCTCGACATTTACCAAACGCCTGACCACCCTCTCCGTGAATATATTGAACATTATCTTTTTCATATCGTTCCACAAAATTCCACTCAGGAACTTCTAACACTTCTTTATAAGATTTGATCCATTTACTCGGTATTGCTGATGTTTGTGCTTTACGCATAACCATACGATCGTGGTTACCAATAATAATAGTAGCAACAGGAAAAGCATCACGCCAACGTGCTATTCTTTTGATAGCCAACTCTAATTCTTCTGCACCACCCATTCCATCTGCATTTGTTTCGTGATATGATGCGTAGTGATTGTCTATGATGTCACCAATAAAGACAACTTCATTACAACCAAATTCTGTGTATTTTTCAATACAAAAATCTAAGTATTCGTCTAAGCAAAAAGGTTCGTGCAAATCGCCAATAACCAGAATGTTATTAGCTGTGGTGTTATCATTATCTCTATATTCTTTTATTAAATCCCATTCTGTGCGTGATATTCTAGGTCTATAAAAACTCAAATTATTTTTTCTTTATCTTTTCAAATCCACGACTTCCAAAATAAGCACCTACTGTTGTAAGTAGAGTTATTTCTAAGAGGGATACCCACCTTTCTTCTACGTTAAAATTGATTGTTCCACTATCTATAAACACCAACAAGACTGTTGATATTATTAAAAATGCTAATGTTAGTGGTCTTATGTTTGCAGGTAACCAACCCGCTTTGTTGTCTGATTCCCATCTTCTTGTTATCTGTTCTTGTGCTGAACTTTCAGCATCTAATATAACCTGCTTTAGTTTTATTTTTAAAGACTTTCTTTCTTCATCCGTAGTAACGACATCATCAACCAAAGAGTTTATATCTAAATTTAGATTACCAAAAAGTTTTTTTAATATTTTCATAAAGAATTATATTTAATTTTAGGTCTGTATTTAGTTTTGTTGTTTTCATCTTTGTAAGCAACTAAAGTTTGTCTTCTATTGTCGCTTATCTTCCAACTTAAATGAATCCAAGCAGGATTGTTAGGGTCAATATATTGAGTAGCATCGCCAAATTCCAAAATACATTGGTCATAGTCTAAGTCTAATTCTATGAGTGTATTGTAGATTGCTAGGTTGTCCATTTTACCACGTCTAACAAATTGAAGATCAACAGCTTCGTATCTGCAATGTTGTGATTTTGGAATGTAGTTTCCGTTTTCATCTATTTTAAAACTTCCACCAATAGCTTTGTTTAGTTCTGGTGACCTATAGCCACTCGTAACTCTTAACGCCCCTAAACGTTCCCGAAGGGGTTGTAAAAGCTCGGTGGCTAATAAGGTCAATTTATATATTCCTTCCTTAGAAGGTTCGTTATCTATTCCACGCCTTAACGCAGTAGATGAATATGTTAGCTCTTTTAACGTAAAGTTTTTAGATAATCTCATTCAAATTTAGCTAAATAAATCTTTTTAATCTCTTCTTGTATATCGTTTTTTGTTGCTTCAAGTTGCATCATAATATTGCCTTCAAATCTAACAACTTCTTGTTCTTCATCGAATACAATGATTGTAGGCACAGACTTGATCTTGTGCTTTTCCTGTAATTCTGGATTGTCACAGATAACAACATCTGATTTTTTACAGTCTTTTAAAACTGTTATATCAAAATTGTTGTCTGCATTCCATTCACTATTAAAGTGAACTACAGAAACTTGACTACAACAAATACCATAAAAGAAAAAGACCAACGCTAATAGTATGTAGTATAGATACTTCATTTGTTAAGGTTATAAAGTCGGTTGTCAATAGTATTTAATTTACTTTCTATTGCATCTAATTTTTTACTATTAGACATTATTGTTGTTCTAACCAATTCATCCTTCAATTCATATTCTGTTGCTGAAACCCAATTGCCTTTTTCTAATGCTTTTTTGTTAGCATCAATATCAGCTTTCAAAGTAAAATATGTTCCAGATACCGAAACAACCATCGCAACGATTAGACCGATAGTCTTTAAGTCAAGCGTAAATTCTGACGACTGATTTAGTTTCATTTGTTACAAGTTTTTCTGTCTGCAAAACCTTGACTAACAAGTAAAGCTATTGCGATTAATACTACATTGTTTATTTCTTGGTCATTGATTCCTATTGAATCGCTAAAGAACAATATAAACAAAGTTCCTATTGCATAAAAAAACTTCTTTGATCCAAATGCTGCTTTTAGTGTGTTTATGATTGTGTTTAAAATTTCCATATTATATAATTATTAAATTAATTCCTAAGTTAATTGTATAGTTTTCTCTATCAAAATAGTTTAAGTATTCTAATTGAGAATATAACGACAATGCTTTGGTTAGCTTCAAATTCCCTATCAATCCAAAGTCATAGTCATTAGTGTCTGACCCATATTCGGTCAGCTTTTTATTTACGAAAAAATAGTTACCATAAGCCAATAAAAAGAATGTGTCTTTATTTAGATAATAAGACAAACCGACAACACCAGAAAGTGTATATTGATTTCCTTGTTCATTTATCCATTGTCTATTGTAATCTGTAACTAAATCTCCATATATGTTTTCCATTTGTTGTGTAGAACTTGCAACAGTATCGCCATCAGCGTTTAACCATAATGTTTGTGCTTGTTCCCATCTGTCCATCACACCATTGTTATTGTTGTCTATAAATGACGCTTCTGAATAATATCCTAATTGCTCAATCGTTATTGGAAAATCGTTATAATTAGAAAAATCAATTTTAAAGGCATTTACACCATAAATGGGATGATACCTTAGAACAGAGCCTAAAGATGCTCTAAAGTGCTTAAAATCACGTTTAAAGCGTATGTCTAAGGATTTATAACTAAGATCAATATAGCCATTGCTTGATGATTCTATTTTTGTGCTTGTGTTTTCTCCTAAGTATCTAAGCCATATTTTATGGTTATCAAATTCTAAACCCCTGTCTTTTATTTTCTCATATTCAAGAAGATACTCAAAGTTATTCAATGAAGAACGAAACACAGTTGCATTCTGCTCGTTTCCATCATAAAAAAAACGTGGTTTCTTTTCAAACTTATATCTTGATAGTTTTTTAATACCTATTTGAAATCGATAATTCGCACCATCATTGTCAGTTGTGTTTACTAGCTCACCATTATATTCAAATGTTTCTATTGGCGTCATTGTAGCATTTAATGAACCACCGCCATACACAGTAGCATATTTGTAGAACTGTCCGTTACAGAAAAATGGTAATAATAAAAATAAATATTTTATCATAGAACTTTTGTATAAGCATACGTTACATAGATGTCACAAGACCAACCACCCCCAAATCCTGTTCCATCACTCCAACAAATAAAAGGT